TTACACATTGGCCAGTTGTCGCGCCCACGCTTCCACGGCCAGATTGTCAATGTCAGCCAGACTGCCGTTGGCGCTCGTTCCGCCGTAGATGACCGTGGCAGCCAGATAGCCGTTAAAACGGTCCTGAATCGCGAACGGCCCCTCGATGGGTCCGCCCGGGTCGTAGTTCAGGCCCCCCAGGATCAATGACTCGACGCCTTCCAGGCCGCCGTACCATTTGTTGTGCACGTTGCCGCCATTGGTGTTGTAACTCGCGTAGTTCACGTCAATCGGATCCGCGGCGCCGTTGATGCGATACGCCAGGCTGGCAACTCCGCCGCTGCCGAAACCACGCTGATTGGTGACGTAGGTGTTGCCGGCGGTCAAGGTCGTCGTGCCGCGCACCTGGTTATTAAACGACGTCGCGGCGTCGCGGCGCAGACGCAGCTGCAGCAGCGAGTTGTAGATCAACGGAAACATGTAGGTAAAGTTGCCGTCATAGGTCTCTTTATCCGCGGCCAGCACGGCGTAGTCGAAGTTTGTCAACGACAAGTCCTGCGGACGTATGACGGTAAAGATGTCCCCCGCGAGGCAATTACTGCCAAAACCTGGCGCCGCGGCGCGCAGCCAATGCTGACCGCAAAAGCGCAATGCCGGGCGATTGTTGATCGGCGACAAGGCGACCCAATACGGCGCGTAGTTGAATCGCGGTGCGAAGAACTGATAGCCTTGCGGCCCGCGCTCGACCAGGCTGGTACACAACGCGGCCTGCCCGATCGCACCATTTTGCTCCGTCAGAGGATTGGCGCTGGCGGTCGCGTCACTGCGCGCGCCGCTGGTTTCGAGCAGGTCCCAGGCGCCGACCAGGTACGTCTTCTGACTTCCACCCAGCCGGGCAAAGTTGAGCGGAAAACCGCCATTGAAAAGTACCGGCACCATGCTCGCGGGCAAGGCTTGCCGCCACAGGCGCAAGCCGGCGAGAGCCCCGTCGAAAAAATTCATCACCCCCCCGGAGCTGCCGAAGTTCCAGGCCCCGACGGTAAGCGGCGCACTCTGGCCGGTGGGCAAGATGCCCAACGTGCCCAGCACCGCGGTCGTCGTGGCCGCCGTCGTGGAACCATCGAAGTAAAAATTGATGGCTGGTCCGGTCAGGTCGACGGCGATCACGCAGTGCGACCAATTTACCGGCGCGTTGGTCGTGACGATTGATCCATACGCATTGGCCGCATTGTTCCAGGCCCAGAATTCGACCTGACTCTCCTGCCCCACGGTGCCCGAGCTGCGCACGGCCCAGCCGCGCTTGCCCGTTGTGTTGTAAATGTCTTTGCTGACATAGGCGCGATTGGTGGCGGCTGTCGTCGTGTTGCGCCAGATCTCGATCGTGAACTTGTTGGCGTTGGTGCCCGTGCTGAAATCGAGTGAGCTCGCATGGGCGGCCTGTAGATAACGCGAATTCGCCGCGACAAACTGTGCGGCGTTCACAAAGTTCATCGTCGGCGTGTAGCTGGCGTCGACGAAGAGCTTAAGCCAACTCAAATACCGCAGCGGCACAGGCAACGCCGGTCCGGTCATGGAGGCCTGGTGCCGCAGGTCGAGAGCTGCTGTCAATGGTCGATGGCGCATAAATAGATTCTCTTAAATGGTCGATGTTCACGTTCGAGGAAATCGTTGATCGTCAATGGCCAGCACTGTCGGCGGCGGTTATCCGAAAACGAGCGCCACTTCCGGCGTGTCGCCGTTGGTGCCGCTCACGTCGAGCGTCTTGTGCGTGCCGTCGACCGCGGCCAGTTGCGCCGCCTGGTAGACGATGGCGAACCCCCCTGGTTTGACTTTGACGGGCTGGGCCAAGGCGTAGCCGTTACTCGCGCCGGTGGCAAGGTTCACGTCGCCGGTCGATGTCGCGGGATTCGCCACACAGACGGCGACCAGCTTCTTGCCGTTGGCATTCAAGGTGCCGTTGCTCCCCTGCAGGCTCGTGACGTCGATCGTGTAGCCGCCGCCGCTAATCAGAGTCTTGTAGATTCCGAACACCGAAGCGGCCGGCGTCGACGTCGGCGAAAGCTGCTTGAGCTGGTCCAGCTCTTGAAACAACGACGTCAGCGCCACGCCCGAGGGGGCACTGCCTGGGTTCTCGATGATCTGGAATTGTGATAGCAGCAGACATTGGCTTATCGATGCGCTCATCGTGCGATCCTCTCTAATGCGTCGATCGGTCAGTTGCTTTCATCGGAGTGTAAGCGGGTAAGTCGTCGCGCCCGACGTGCGGGTTATCGGTGCGCATGATCTCATCGCGCAGGGCAAACCAGCTCGGTATCGAATGCTCCCCCCCATCACGTGCCGGGGAACAAGTGACACCCGGCCAGCGCCGTTCCAGCTCGTACATCATTTCATGGCCGAACCGTCGGCGGCGGTGCTCGGGTGCTATCTCGGCGTACTGCACATGGCATTGACCGCTTTCATTCAGCAAGCAGTGCAACACACCCACGGCCCGCTCGTCGATCAGCTTATAGACGTTTATCACATCCTCGTGGGGATGCTCGCGCGTGCGGCCGAAATTGATGATGACGATCATAGTGGTAGCCAGTAGTTGGTAGTTGGTAGTTAGTAAGTAAATGGTGCCCCTACGGGGCGACCGTTAAACGTTGAATGTGTGTTTGCTGACTACCGTCTACTGTCTACCGACTACTGCGTTCGCATGATGTAGGCCAGCGCGTAGTAGCGCGGCGTGTGGTATTCCAAGCTGTGCGTCAGCAGAGGGGTCAAGTGGCTGTGCGGCGCAGCGGTTGACGCCACGTCGACGAAAATGTCCACGCGCAGGTCGTGCGCGTGGGGGTTCGGGCTCACGATGTCGGGCGAAAACGTAATGCCAGTGACGGGCAGATAAACTCCGTGTGTGTGCGGATCGGGCGTGATATCGACGCGCGCCTCTGCGGAGTCGATCGAAAGTTCATGCGTGTGTGGGTTCGGGTCGACCCAGCCCGAGCCCTCGACCGGCGCTCCGGTCACATCGTCGGTCGTCACGGGCCACAGGCTCCCCTTGCCCGTTACGACATTCAGATCGCCGTTGCCAATCGTATGGGTATGCTCGGTGTCGAGCTGCGTCGGCTCGATCGTATAGACCGGCAGCGTGTTCAGGGCGGAGAGCGCCGTTGGCAACGTGGTGCCGGCCGCGATCGGGCTGCCGGTCATCACCGTTTCGACGCTGAGCGACGTGGGGAACACGCGCCCGGTGGCCGAAGAATAGACCGTGTTGGTGATGGTCACGCCCGCGGCGGTCGTTGCGGCCGGCTGATGCGCCGCGTGCTTATGTTTTAATGTTCCCCCTGTGGCGCCGAAGTCGTTGCTGTTGCCATCATCGTCGAGCGGTCCGCTGCCGCCCGTCTGGCCGCCAATGACGAAGCGCCCTTGCAGGTCGGGCGTGCCATTGTCACCGTCGCACAACGCCCAGCCGTGCGGAATATCGGCCACATCACCGTGCCACAGTTTGATGGTCTTGCGCGCGTCGTCCAGGTAAGCGGTCACACAAACGCGGTTGCCCGCGTCGTCGATCGTGTAGCCGATGACCACGCCACTTTCGACGTTGGGATCGGTCGCCGCGCTCGGACTGGGCAAGAGGACATTAAAATGGTCGCTGCCGGCGTCGTAGCCGGCCCCCGTGATATCGTCGCACGCCTGGCACTCGACGTAGTGATCGTTGCTTTTGCTGTCGGCGGCCAGGGTGTGGCTGTCATACGTTTTCGCATAGCGGATCGAAGCCCCGGCGCCGGGCTTGCCGTCGGCGATCTTGTATTGGGCATCGTGCGAGTCCCATACGACTAGGAACTTGTCACCGCTCTTGGCAGCGCCGTAGGCGCCGCGCGTGTCGTGGATTGTGTTCTCGGCGGCAGTGGATTGCCCTTCCCAAAAGGTGTCGAAGGTGGCCGTGGCCTGGCCCGGGGTGGTGTGCCCCATGTCCTCGGTGATGTGGACCTCGGCAAACAGCGCCTGCCGCTCGATGTGCAGGACCTGGTATTCGTCTTTGTCGGGCAGCAGGATCGCGTAGCCGTAATGGCCGCTGGGGGCTTGGAACGCGCCGCGGCGGCCGAGCAAGCCGTACCAATCGGCCACGGCAATGTCGTCGCCGTCGACGTAATCGGCGCCGTCCCAAGTCTGTATCTTGGCCAGGGCGCTTTCGCCGAGCGTGAGCGCCTCGTACAGCTTAAATCGCACCACGCGCGGAATATCGCGGCGCTGCAAGGTGATGATTTCGTAACGCCCGCTGGCCGACGACAGAAAGGCCACGCCGACGTCCGATTGCTTGCCGGGCCCCAGGCCCGACGAGTCCCAGACCTCGGCGTCTCCGGCGTCGGCAATCCAGTTGGCCCCTACCCAGCGGCGCAGCGTGGCGTCGGCACCGCTGAATTGTTCCAGATCTTCGTCGAGATAGAACAGCACCAACTCTTGCGCCGGCTTACCGAGCGCGAGAATCACGTATTCCTCTTCCTTCGAGTCCCAGGCGGCGATCCCTTTTTGGCCGTTCTTGCCGCTCGACCAGTTGCCGTTACGGTCGAAAACGTTGGTGGCCGTGCCGACGTTGCGCCCGCTCCAAAAGCTGTCAAAGTCGGCCGTGGCTTCGCCGGCGCTGATGTCGCTGGTGAGCGTAAAGGCCACGTAAGCAGCCTGATGCTCCATGTACAGAATCTGGTACTCGTCACGATCGGTCAGCTTGACCGCGAAACCGTAGTATCCGTTGGGCGCTTGCCACTCGCCGGGGTCGCCGAGCGCGCCAAAGTAATCTTTGACCGTGATCGTGTCACCGTCGACGTAAGCGCCATCGCCGCCGGCCGCCTCGGGGTCCCACTTACGAATCACGGCCGTCGCGGATCCGCCCAGCGACAAAGTCGTCGACAAGCGAAAGCGGACGATCCGCAAGTCGCTCGCCGGGCTGCGCACGATTTGCCATCGTCCGGCGTCAGCGTCGAAGGCGGCCAGGACCCAATCCCCTTCGGCCAATCGGCGGGCCGAAGTGTTTTTGGCCAGAGGATCGTACAGGCGGACGTCTTGCGGACTTTGCGCCGTGTAATTCTCGCTCGCGTCGAGGCGAATACGTGTGGCGCTGTAATACGGAACGTCGTCCGCTGTGAGCGGCACTGGTTCGGAAACTTCCTGAATGCGAAACAGCCACGCCTGGAATTGATGCGCCAGGCCGATGCGCACGCCCGCTGCGTCGTGAGCAACTTCGATCGGGTACGCGCCGGTGATCTGGCCGAGTGAATTGAGTGCCTCGACGACTTCGTTGAATGTCGCCGCCGAGACCAGATCCCCCGGACGTACAGGCTGTAGCGGGGCAGGCATCGTTCACTCGAACTGGAAGAGTTGGGAAAAATTACCCGACGGATACGGGGACCGGCCATGCTGATTTTCGATCGCGACCCAATGCTCGCCGGAGGAACTGGCCTCCTTGTAAAAATGATTCCACCCGACGATGGTGCTCCCGTCGCTGAGCGTCTTGGTGCTCTCGGAAAATGTGTAGTCGAGGTTCCAGAACCCGCCGTCTTCGACAAATTGGAAGCTGCGTGAAACGCGCGCTCCCAAAAACAACACCGTGCCCGGCGGCGACGACAGGAACGTGCCGGCGTTTACACAGCCGCGCAGTGCGCGCATCTTCGACCACGGCGGAGAGGGGACGCGCTGCCAGCGCAGCACGTACACACCATTGGGGACCTGCAAGCCTGGGTTGATATCGTCCGCGACGCGTTCGCTCGATCCGTCGGACCAGCGCCAGGCGCGCCCCGGTGTGGTGATCCGCTCGGTGCCAAGATTCGCGGCGTACGTCAGAAAGGTGCCGTCAGGCACCGGGGGCAGATCGCGCCGTGACGGGCTGAACTCGTCGAACATCGTGCGGTAGCTGGCCGTCACTTTCGCCCCGCCCGCGGGATAGGCGTTGGTATACGCGCCGAGCGTAATGCCCGACGAGCCATCGGGATTGTCCGGATCGAACGGCTCAACTTGCACATCCGAGACGATCAGGTTCGGCAAACCGGGAAACTGGATGGGGGGAACGAAATGCGTGGCCAACCCCAACACGCGAAAAGTGCCGATCAATGCGCGGACGAAATCCTGCCAATCGTGCCATGCCACACGAAACGTGCGCACGGCGGACGTCCCCTGCTCGTTGACGCGAATGCGGGGAGAGCCGGCCAGTTCTTCGAACGCGATCGCCATGCGAATTGCCTGTGAGAGGATAAGGTTCCCGAAGAAGCTGCACATGTCGCGCGATCAAGGGGGCGTGAACACCGCGGGAGCTTGCTGCCGCGATTCGGCCAATTGACGCAGTCGGCGCAGGTTCTCGTCGATGCGCTGTAAGATTTCCCATAACTGGTGCATCATGATCATGTCGTTCGCACCGGCGAGCGCCGCATCGCGCTCGCGCTGTGCTGGAGTCGCCGCTTTGGCGCGCGGCGGCCGTGGCGCCGCGTGTGCAGGACTGCTCCGTTCGCCGGTGGCCTGCGAGGCCGGCTTGCCTTGTTGGGGCGCGACCGCTTCGCTGCCGTGCACGCGCGAATAGAAACGTTCCAAGCGACGTGCGCGGCGACGTTTCCAATACGCCCCTTTTCCGATTTCCACCACGGGTTGCTGCGAAGGCGTTAAGGACGGGTCATAGGATTCGTTCTGGTCCATAGTTCGCCTTTCTCAATCACAGCGTGTTCCGCCGCGAATTTGTCGTGCGGCAAACGCGCGGGCTTCACTTGGTGACATCCATCGCACAATTTCGGTGCGCTGTGCGTCGAGGTATGCCGCAAACTGTGCCGGGGTCAATCGCACGATCGTGGCTGGCGGCCAGCCATAGGCGCGACTCAAGCGGCGGAACGCCGTCGCGAACCCTGGCCGTTGGTGGGCATGGCCAGATTCATCCTCGTCTGCCTGCTGGGACGAACCTGGCCACAGGAGTTTCCCGGCGGCATCCCGCTGGCGCGATCAAGCTCGCGATCGAGCCAAGCGTGATCCGGTTCGGCGGCCACTAGTTCCCGACACCCCTCCCATGTCACAGCCGGATGTTGCTTGCGCAATGTCAACCACAACACGAGCGTCATGCCTGCTGCGCTGCTCATCCACTGCGCCATTTCCTCGGGCGGTACAGGCAGCAGCGTCTCTGTTTCGCTGTCGTCGCCATGCTCTACGGAAGGAGCGGTATCCGCAGGCCGCCCTGCGCGCTCCCTGCGCAGGGCTGCTTCGATCGTGCCGTAGTCGGCGAGCGTGAGCGGAGACATCAGGTACTGACGTCCCGCGACAGTGATCGGGACAGGCGCGGCGGTGATTGTCGACAGGCTTTCCACAGCGGCTTTCTCACGATCCATAGTTAGGTTTCGTCCATTGTCCGTTGGCCGAGAAGGTGGCCGTGCCTCCCAAGACATCGCCGCTGGAGATGTCGACCGCCAGCTGGATCGCATCGATCAGGGCGGGAACGGTGTAGTAGTGCGTGGCATCCAGGTACAGCAGCAAAGTCACGGACGAGCCTTCGTCGAAATCGTCGGTGATGGGCGAGGCTGGATCCAACTTGAAACCGATGCTCCCTGCGCCGTCTTTAACGCCCGCGACGCGCCGGCGATAACCTCCGGTCGACGAGCTGGCATAGGCGTGATTGACACTGGTGGCGTGAAACGTCCAGTCGGTGATCTCGGCCAAGGGCGTGCCGCCGATCAACACTTTGCCATTTTTTCCACTAATGGTCGCCATCCGGCAGGCTCCAAGTTTCCTGGGACAACATGTGCGCGTGAAGAATTGCCGCTGCGATCAGGACGCGTAGCGCTTGGGCGTCATCAAGGTCGGGTTCCGACAACGACGATCTTGTAGTCGATACTGTCGCTGCCAGGGTTCGCGATCCGCAACGTGTCGGCCGCGCCGGCTGCGACCCCCCAGCCGTCGTTCTTGTTCACCAACATCAAGGAACTGTCGGCCGGTACCCGCACCTGGTGCGTTGCGGCACCAAACGGCGCGCTCCAGGGGTTGGTCGGCGCTGCACCGACGAGCAATTGCGAGCCCGTCGTGGCGGCCACATTGACCACCCACAGGGCTTTCACCGTGTCGAATTGCAGCGAGACGGCATTGCCGAAGATCGTCTGCGGGAGTGCCGAGAGAACGAGGTCGTCGTGCCCCCCCGCGGCGATCGTGCGCAGATCGTGCCAGATCAGATTCGCCTGTCCGGCGCCGGCGCCGTCGTCAAGTTGCGCGTCATAGGCCAGGCGTGACGCGTCGGCGATGGTGGTCAAGCCCAGCGTATCTTGAAACAACCAGGCGACCGACGCGCTGAGTTGTGCGGAAAGTGCCTCTGCCATGCTGATACCTTTAGCTGTTCACTGGTTAATCGCTACTTCACGTTCGCGTGCCGCTGGATCAGCCCAGCGTACTCACGGCTTGACGACGATGGATCACCGCATAGTCGACCTCCAGCCGCCACGATCCGTCGTCAGCCTGCGACTGAGTCGCCGCGGCGCGCTGCATGTTCAATACGCCGTCGTCAGGCAAAGCAAAGTCGGCACGGTCGAAGCGGCGCGCCACGGCCTGGGCGATTTCTTGCGCTTGATCGAGGCTGGCAGCCCAGACTGTGAAGCGCAGCACGACGCGATCAATCGAGGTGCCGCTGCTGGTGCGGACGAGGACTCGATCTTCGGCGCGCGTCAGGACCACGTACGGCAGATTCGTCTCGCCGCGCGCTGTGCCCGTCGTCAGTTGTGCGACGGGCAGCAGCGCGCACAACAGGTAGTCCGTCGCCCAGCGCTCGTGAATCGCTCGTTCCAAACCCATCGTCGATTACCACCTCTTGTCACTTGCCTTGCTGCCGCTACGGCGCCCCAGCCATTGCGGTCGAACTTAAGCACTCGCTCCCGAGACCTGCGCGACCAGGATGGCCGGCAGTGCGTCGATCCGATTCGACTGCTCGAAGCCGAGAACGCGATACAACTCTGAGCCTGCTTTGACGCGAAACGTGTGGTCGATCACGATTTGCTCGGCGACGAAGATCTTGTGCGTCACGCGAGTGAGTCGGCGGTCATATTCGATCATGATGTCGCCATGCAGCGGTTGAATTCTGGCGGGCAGATCGGCCTGCACGTCATGCCAGGTGGGATCTTGAGCGCCACTGGGAGACTTGGTCCAGGTCGCCTGTTGCAGCGTGATCGCCTGGCCAAGATTGCCGCCGACTGTTAAGGCACGGCTTCGGCACACCCAGCGTGCGCCGAGTGTCGCGCGTTCGACCGCCAACACGGCGTAGCGGACGCCGGCGGAATCGGTAATCGTCGTGCCCACGGCGGGCTCGGTCGCGACTTGCTCGGCCGGCAAATGCCAGGTGACTTCCGTCGCGACGTAGGATCCTCCACTCGGCTCGGCCTCGTGCCGTTCGGCGCGGCGACGCAGAGCGCCGGCAATTTCGCTCTCAGCACCGCCGCCGGGCGGCGCCAGCGTCACATTTTCCAGCCCGTCGCAAAGGGCCAGATCTTGCGTAGGGTCAAAGGTTGGCAACATGAGAGCCGATTCCTCGCAATTGTCGCTGCAACATCGGAACTGAACATTCTTCGTCGCGGGGATTCAACTGAACCCGCGCGACTTCACTTCGCACGCATCGAGCGCGGACATTTGCTCGTCGCACCAGGCGACCGTTTGTCGCAGGTGCGCCAGGTATTCGGCCCAGGCCACCTGTTGCCCATCGATCGCGTACGTCGGCTTGGGAGCCGCTGTCAGGTCGGCAATGATCGCCAGCGTCTGGGACTTGATGGCTTGCAGTTGGTCGAGGTCAGTGAGCATGCCCGCTCCTCACGGTTTGGTTGCTGAAGGTTGCTCAGTCCGGTCGCGCGCGGTTTTCCTATTCCCCACTAAATCGCAAACCAAAACACCTTTTGATTTGCGACCGTGGAGATAACAAACACCTTGGCGGCATCATTGACCGGCACGAACAGAGCTTCGCCGGCGCGCAGGGGGAATCCGTCCGTGGCATCGTTGGTGTCGGTTGTCAGATCGTCGTTGCCGACGTAAACCGCGGCTGTATTACTGTCAGCCGCGCGTACTTGCACTCCCTTGGCGGCTGGCACCGCGGTATCTACGAGAGATACCGCCGAGGTGCCGATGCCGCTGGTTCGGCCATGCCGGAAGGAATTGACCGTTTCGTCGCCAATTCGCGTCATACTGTTCGTCCTCTGCACGTAGAGTGGAATTCCGCTCAATCGTCACGCACGGCGGGGCTAGCCCGTGCACATGACGATGTAGCGCGGATTGATGACCGCCGCGGCGCCGCGTTCACTGGCTTTGAAGCGGACGACGATGTCGTTGTTGAAGTCGGCCTCGCTGTTGAGCGGAGACTGCGTAACGGTGATGGGCCAGTTCTCCATATAGGCGAAAGCGCGGCTGAAATCTCCCATGAACCACCACTTCTTGGCATCGTCGGCCGCAGCGCCGCCGGCAATGATCCGCCGATAGGTCAAGCGGCTCTCGTACACCTGGTAGGTTGAGAAAGGGTTGGCGGCCACAGTCAAGGTTGCCGCATCGGCCGGTTGATAGCGAACTTCCGCAGCGTTGAAGACGCGCTGCGCTGCATGGCGATAGGCCGGCATCACCAGCACCGTGCTGGGCGTGACCAGTATCGGCTCGCCCGTGTTGGGATCGAGAATATCGGCAAACAATTGCTCGGCTGCATCGACGTCGGTCCAGTCGATCAGCTCGTTGCCGGTGAGCAGATTGATCCACGGCGTGGCGGTTTGATAAGTGTCGTAGTCCGTGCCGCGCCAGCGGTAGTTATTCGTCGTACCGATGACCAGGTCAATCAGCCGTTTCTCCTTGTTGAGTCCCAGGATTTCGCCGACTTCGGCGGCGCGGCTGAGCACGAGGTTCGTGCGATCGAAGAAAATCGCCTCGCGCGTCACCGGCACGATGAAACCGCGCTTGGTGGTCGACGGCGTCTCGATGTAATCCTCGCCAAAACCCAGGCTCGGATAGGGCATCCCCGGCGCGACTTCGTCGATCTGGTCCTTGACGCGCGAGATGCCGGGAATCTTCTCACCATCGAGCCGCGTGGGAATGGTTTGCACCAGCTTCGAGACGATGAACGCCTCTTGCGTGTAGGCCTCCATGATCTTCGAGTAGATCACCTGGCCGGTGATGTTCAGAAACGCGGTCACGTCGACGCCGTCCCCCGACTCGAGCAGCGGCACGCCGGACGCCGTGCGGGGATCGAGCGTGCGGACCCACTCGCGACCGTCTGGCACGAGCGCTTCGGCCAGATCGCGCAGGCTGAAGTCGTCGGCGCGTACGTGCCGCTGGCGCAGGGCCTCGCCCAGATGCACCACCGTATTGTGCGGACCTTCCAATTCGTAACGGCGTTTCAGCTCGCGGTACTTGATCGTCACTGCGCTCTCCTCACGAATAGGGCCGGCTTGCCGACGCTTGCAGCGGCTGCACGCAGGCACGTGGAAAATGAATGTGAATCCTCACACACGCGACGGGGCGCCGCGGCTCTTACGCCTTGGCTTGCGGGCCGCCGTGCGACACCGTACCGACGATCTCGATCAGCACGCTGGTCCCCGCCGGATTGACGCGCTTGGCACAACGACCGATCGCCAGGTTCTCGGCACCGACGCTACCGACAGCCTGATTCTTCAGTACGGTCGTGCCCGTTGGCTGATCAGCCCCCACCAGCGCGCCGACCTCGAAGGTCGCGCTCGCGCAGTCGAAGGCGAAGACGCCGGTCGTGGCAATGCGAATCGGGGAAGTGTCACCGCTGCCCGAATGCTGCATTGCCACACCCGCGAAGTTGTTGTGAAACAACTGCTGATTGGCGGCCTTCGTGCCTTGATTGGCCTGCGCCGCGGCGGGCAACGCATGGTCGGTACTGAGATACACCAAATCGCCGATCTCGATCACGGTCGCCGCTTGCACGGGAAGCATGACAGGAGAGGTTTCTCCGTATCTCCATCGCATCACGTCAGCCATTGCATCTGTCTCCTGAAGGTAGGATGATTCACACCTGACTTTGCGGCACGGGCCGCTAGGTGATCGCTCGGGCGAAGGCGGCCGCGTCGATCGGCGTAGACCACGCCGCTTCGACCATTTGTTGATCACGCGCCATCGGGCGCTGCCCGAGCTGGATACCGTTACGCGGCAGTCCGGCAATGGCCGCGACCAGCCGTGCGCGCTCCTGTACGATGCGGCGCATTGCCGGCTCATCAGGCGCAGCTAACAGCGCTTCGTAGAACGCCTCGCTGACGATTTCTCGCGCCCACGGGGCGTCACATGTTGGATCGGGAAGCCGTGCTTCGGCGAGCAGACGGCTTGCCAAGGCCTGTTTCGCGGCCACCGCATCCGCGACCCGGGCGTCGTCGAGCTGCGCCCGCAAGCGGACGATTTCACGCGACAGTTCTGCCGCCAGGGCGTCGGCCAGGTCGGGCCGCTGCCGCCGTAGGTCCGTCACCGTCAGTTCCTCCCACACAACGGCGGCTGCTCCCACGGCGCTGCGCTCCTCGTGCGGGCCGGCGCTCCGCTGTTCAAACAGACCGCGCGTCGTGGCCGGATCGGCCACGAGGTCGACGCTCTGCACTTTGGTGATTCCCTCGACTACGACCCGGTCGCCGCGCCGTGCGGTGCGTGCCAACACGTTATGTGAAAAGCCGACGTTCTCGGGCGCGTGCTCGGCATCCCAGGCCAACTGTCCGGCCAGTGCGTGCTGCGGATTGAAATGCAAATCGGCGAACAGTCCTTCCCCTGTCCGGACGGTCACGCCATGAATCGCGCCGATGCGATCCTGATAGTCACGCGGCGCGCCAGGCGCGGCCTTGGGGTGATTCACATTGACCTTGGCCCCTTCGTAGAGGGGCACCGCGGTGGCCAGCGCCTGGGGCAAGTAACTGCGGCCGTTCTGCGACTCGATGCCCAGAATCTTGACGCCGCGAATAATGCCCGCTTCGCGATCGACGCGCAGCGCCAGGCCGCGCGAGCTGATGAATTCCTGCAATGGTTCCGACATCTTGGTTTTCTCCGGGACACGCGCGACCAACAAAAAAAGCCCATCAGCAAACCGACTTCCGGTTCGCGATGGGCTCCTGGCTGATACCTGTTGTGCAGGCCCAGCGGATACCTGATTGTTTTATTTCTGCGACTGGCGGTGGCGAGCTTTGCCGCCGCCTCTTTCACGCGCCGCCACAGTGTTTGGCGAGGTGCTGCGGTGACTAACAGCACTCTGGCGTCATGCCCTCACCGCTCGATTTGTTCCACCTTGCGGCGGATATTCTGAATCGTGCCATCCTGCACAGACACTTCGATAGCTGCCGTGCCGTAGAAACCCAGCCGTGACACCTCGGCCAGCGTCTGACGCCAGGCATCGGTCGCTCGCGATTGCTTGAGCTCGTTGGCACTCATGTCACAGGGAGTAATCATGAGAGGCATCTTAGCAATTCACGGTTGTATTTCAAGAATCGTTTCAGCCACCCGGCGACACGCTCACGTCGACGACGGCTCGTTCTGCATCGCTGGTGGTGTCTGTAGTGTGTTTACATCATGCACAGTGCTACGGCGATGATCCTGTAGATTGGCTTGCTCCTGCGCGTAATCGAGACGGCGCCGCTGACTCCACGTTTGCGGAGAGAGAATGCCTGATTGATGTTCGATGCGCGCGACCTGTGCGTCCTTCAGATTGTCGCGTACGGCCAACGGGGGCGCGACGGCTTGAATGTCGAGTTGTGCGATCGTGCCGCTTGGCAGGCGGCCGACGCGCTCGGCGGCAGCGATCACGCGGCGCATCACTTCCATGTCAGCTTCGATCTGCTCGGCCTGCAACCGTTCGAACATCCGCACTGCGGGGCTTTCGGCCACCATGGTCGATGAATAGTTCGCATTCGACGCGTCGCTGGAGAGCATGAACTCGGGCATGACCAGTCGCGCCGCGATCGCCCGCAACTCGGCCTGCAGCACGGCGACGTAACTGCCTGCATTGAGCCCCTGGGCGGGAAAGTCGTATTCGATGCCCGCCTGCGTATCGAGGATCGTTCCGGGAGCGAAATGCTGCCAATTGGTCGTACGGCCGCCCGCCGCGGCTGTCGTCACGTCGGCCTGACCGGCCACGAATTGCTGCACGGCGCTGCGGGTGGCGCCCTGATGCCGGCGCACCAGCGCGATCGCCGACTGAATCTCGGCCACGACGCTCATGTTGCGCAGCAGCTTCTCGGCACGACGCAGGTTTTTCCTCACGGGATAGAACAGCGGCAAGCCCCGCTTCACATTGCCGTCGACGTTGGCCCGGCGATGCTGTATTTCCTCGGCGTCAACCAGCGCTCCGTCGACGTAGTAACCGACAACACTTTCCACATCTTGCGGGTCGGTCACAATGCCGAAGCTGCTGGCCGGATCGGTCGTCGCGTACGGGGGTGTGGTGACCTGGCCGGGCTCGACAAAACGGACGCGCAGTGCGCCGTCGGGATCGACGAAGTACCGCAAGAAGACTTCTCCATCGCGATCGCGGCGGCGCATGATTTCTTGTTGGCGGCGATGCCACTGATTGGCCGTGACAAAATCGTCGATCACGGCCTGCGTCGCGACGAGCAGCTCGTCAGGAACCGTCACGCCGGGTCGGCGGGTCGCGCGATAGGTGTGCCCTGCGCCGATGACGTAGTTGATGCGATTTTCGTGGCCGTTGATCGCGAACTCGTTCGCCACCGCCAGCCCACGACATTCGGCGCGAATCTGGCGGTGCTCACCTTCGGTCCGGAAGGGGACCGCCGCCACCCCGCCACGTTGCATGTCGCTGCCCAAGAGCTGCCACCAACCGCCGTCTTCGTCCCATAAGGCGTCGCGTGGGTCGACCATATTGTCGTACAGCCCTTGGCAGGCCTCCCACACGCGCCGTTCGAGGCGCGCAACCGCGTCTTGTTCGCGCGACGAAGCGTCGGCGGACCGGCCATGTGGCGAGCCATCTACTGGTGTTTCGGCACTCATGATTAGACTCCTGGGCTCGGGTTTTCCTGATCCAATTGTCAGGGGCGTCAAGACGACAGGGGCAGACGGCTTCCCAGCCCGTCGTCAAACGCCGGCTTCTCGGTCAATTCGCCAGCCATGCGCAGCGCCATTTCCAGCGCGTCGGGGCCGTCGTCGTAGTCGGCAATGGGAAACTGTTGCAGTTGCTCGACAACCAGCCGCGTCGCCGGAGATCCATTGCGGAAGCGGAGGCGCCGTTGCGAAAGATAAGGTCCCAGCCGGCGGATACGCACCAGCTTGTTCACGCGGTTGTCGATCAACCACGGCTGCACATCGACAATCCCTTGCCGTGAGAGTTCCGCCGCGAACTCGCGCCCCAGTAAATCCTGAAACTGGTTTGTCTCGATCACCAGGGCATCGGGGCGAAAGCGACGGCACAGCTCGACGCCGTCGGCCACGATCTGCGGTGTCGGACGACGGGCCAGATCCGCCTCGACGTACAACAGGCCATCTGCCGCCACACCCAGCATGACGAACGCCGAATAGTCGCCCCGACGGGCGTCGTGGCCCTTACTCGGATCGAGCGCCAGTACCTTGAGCGATAAGCGACGCGGCCAATCGTCGAACCAGATGTGCGCATGGAAATACTCTTCGGGCCACTCGCACGCCTCGGGATTGACTGGCGATCCTTGCTTTTCGCGCTCGAAGGCGGTGCGGCCGCTCTCGACGCGCATTTGCATCAGTGTGTACAGATTTTCTCGCTCGGGCCACAGCAGCTCGGCGCCAGCCTGCATCGCCACGGCACGCGATTCGTAAAAGGTGCGCGCCAACTGCTGGCTATCGGCATTGTCGAGTGCGGTGTAGATCTCTTCCCATTGCTGCCAGGCGGACATATCGTCGGGCCAGCGCTGGATGGCGCGGAATACGCGCGACCGCCAGCCGGCAGTACGGTGCAACTCCAGTCCCAGCGCGTCGTGATGCAACGCCGTGGCCAGGTGCAGCACGTTCGTGTCGGACGTGCCCGCCTTGAGCAATGTACCGTGAAACCACTGGCGCGAATGTTCGCGCTGCAATGCCGATTCGATATGTCCGTCGTTCTGCAGGTCGTCGCAGATGATCAGCGAAGGGCGATGCGCGCGGCGTCGGCGACCGCGGATGCGCTGGCCGGTGCCAAAGGCCTCGATCGCGACGCCGTTACGCAGGCGAATCGACGTGGCGCGCCACACCGGCCCCTTGCCGACCGCTTCGGGGTAGTCGCGGGCAAGTTGCTCGTTATCGATCAGTTCGGCCTTGATGTTTTCCAAATGGCTGGCGGCCTGATCCTTGGTGTCCGAAACGATCCAGATGTACGGTTCGCTCCCCTCGACCGCAGCCCGGAGAGGACAGGCCAGCGATGCCACCGTCGACTTGGCCGCACCGCGCGGCCCGATGGCGTTGACCTTTGTGCCGCGCATAAACGTCGCCCGTTCGATCTCGGCTTCCAGCCAGCGATGCATCGCCGAGGGGGCCAGGCGAAAGTGCGCGGGCAGGTAGCGTTGTGCCCAGGTCAACAGGCCGCCGGCATATTGTGACTCGCCGCGTGCGATCCGCGCGTAGCGGTGAAACCGGCGCAGCAGCATCGTCACGACGAACTCTTCCTGCTCGGCGAGCGTCGCCAGCGGATCGTAGACGCACTCGTCCGGCAATGTATCACGCGGGGGAATATCACTCTCTGGCTGTTGTCGCGCGTCAGCACGACGTTTTCCGCGAGTCATGGCGACCTCTTGCGGCGCGGGCCGGCCTTGAGATTCTCCAACAGCCCGGTCATGCATTCGATCAAGCGCTGACAGCGCTCGGCATCGAGCACCTCTTGCTTGATGGTCTCGGCCAGGTTGTCAAAGACGTCTTGCAGCTGTTCGAGGGGTATCGTGCGCGGCCGCCGGCGGGCGAATCGCTCGGGATAGACGCGCTCCAACAGCCAGGCCGAGGCGTTCCACGATTTCTTGCCCGCTTGCCGGATATTGGACAGGTGAATCACCTCGAAATCGGATTCGGCGCGCTGTAAGCGTAAGGCGAAATCTTCATCGAGCTGGGCCAGTCGGCGAATCGCGGCGACGGTGAAGCCGACATGTTTGGCGGCCGTGCGCAAGCTGCCGCCGACAGCGACAATCGCGCAAATCTCGATCTGCTTCATCATGTCGATGGCCGGTTCCATGCAAGCTGCCTTTAAACCGCGGCGGGAGAACCCAGGTATTCGAACGAGACCACCGCCCGCCCCGTCGATCCGCGATAGTTGTGAATGAACGCCCGGGCACTACGCGAACCCGATTTCAGCATCCGCACCATGCGCCACTGGGCCGAAGTCGCACAGTGTGTCAGCACAGCGGGATGGCTGGCCGTGATGTTGATGCGCAAGCCCTGTTCGCGATGCCATTGCGCCACGGCCTCGGCCAGGCGCATGCCGATGCCGATTCCCTGATAATCCGGCAGCGTGACCACGCGTGTAATGCGCCAGTGGCCGCGCCGTCCGATCAAGGGAATGGTCGCGCAAAAGCCGACTGCGGCGCCGCGCCACACGGCCAGGAAGCAGCGCGCGGTCGGTGCAAGTTTTCCGCTCAAATAGTGATGACGCGCAAACATGTCCCACGCGCGACGTTGGCAACGAAAGAGTTCGAGTCGGACGTCGGGACGCCGAAGACTCCTCCGCTGACACTGGCCTGTCGCCATATCCAGAATCCAGTCCGGCGCCAGCCACTCGGCAATGTCGTAGTGGCAGGTGACCGCGACGAATCGGCAGCGCAGCGCGCCGCCGCGAATGGCCTTGGCAATGGCCGCCGAGCCTATTTGCGCCACATTGCGATCGACGACGCTCGTAAACTCGTCGAAGACCACCAGGGGGACTGCGGATAGAGTCGACGGTTCCAGTGCAGTGCTGTCGTGTGGAACGCAACCCACGGACAATGCCCGCGCCAGATCGCAGCGAAACTGTTCGCCGTTGCTGAGCACGGTGTACGGCTTGATCCAGGAGGGCGGCGAACTGAATCCGACGGAAGTGAATAGGCCCGTGATGCTCTTGATGGGCAATGCGTCTAGAGCGTCGATAACCGCGCGATCGGCCGGCCAATCGTGCCCCGCGTAGAGCTGGCCGCCAAACGCGCGGCGGGCAATCGTCGACTTGCCGCTGCCCGAGGGCCCGACGATCAAGCCGAGCTGCCACGGTTCGGCCAGGTCGGGCAGTTCTGCGCGGAACATGCTGGCCGACTTCTCGGCCAACGTGACGTCGAACATGCCGGCCACTTGCCGCACGCGGAAAGAATCGTGCACCGGGCATTCGGCCATAACTTCGATCGTGGTCAATCGTACGCTCCGCCGTTTGAATCGTTGACTGGTAACACGTCACGGTTGCCGTCGTGCAACTTAGCTACATGCGCGCGATGCCGCGATTTACAACACCAATACGCGGCACGTAAACCCTTCGGCCGTTAGTCGCTCGAAGAGCTCCCTTTGTTCAGTTTCCCCAGCACACTCGACCACCAGTTGAAACAGCTCCGTCAAACTGGTCGCCGACGGCTCTGTCGCTGGCTGCAGGTCCGGCAGGGAGGATGGCGATTGGCCGATCAGATCGTCCAGCAGCGCTCGGACCGCTGCGCTTTGCGTTTCGACCTCGGCCACGAGCGATGCCAGTCGTTCGCCATCGGTTGCGGCGAGCGCCGCCAGCGGATCGAGTACCGTGAGCAGTTTCGCCGCTTCCTCGGCCGAAAGGTCGAGCACGAGCACCGGCACCTCGGCGTCGGGCGTGGTCTCGGCCCGCAGATGACCGTCGATCAGTTCCAGCGAGCCGTCGTTCAACTCGCGCGCCAGCAGCGCGCCGGCATATCCGATCTCGGCCAAGATGCCGCGCAAAGCGTCACGCTGTTGTTCCGGGTGAACGCGCCAATTGCGCGGATGGGGGCGCAATTGCGATGCCGGGACGCGGCGAAACTCGCGAATACGGTCACGAATCTGCAT